AATTGATGGGACATAAAACATTCTCATATTGTTGATAGTCGCTGGACTCCCTCCTACTATACCCCCAGCAACGTACATATTGAGGTTGTTGAGAACCGCTCCAGCAACTGAACCAGCATCAGAAAGACCAGCAACAGCCATAGTGACAGCTTCCATAGTCTTACCAGAAGTTGTGCCAGCCATGTAACCTACGTATCCAACGGCAGCTGCTCCAATAAAAGGGACTATGCCTCCATCCATATCATCTTCCCATACAAAACCTTGAGCTAGGTTAGTACCGAAGATATTCGTGCCAGTAACAGGTGAACCAGCGGGAACATGGATTTGACCTCCAATATTGTTCATTACTTGGTTGAAACCCTGCCCACTTAATACATCTAAAGTTTTTCCAGCTTGTATAAAACCATTATTGACTGAAAGATTGTTATTAAACTGTATCTGATAGTCGGTGAACATCTGCAACGAATCATTGGTTGACCAAACGGTCTTTTGGGTTCCGTTAACATAGGTATTCCAACTAACAGTAGAGGTAACCGAAGAATGATTGTGATCTGTGACTGTCGCTCCTAAGAAAGTTGTAGCAAACCCAGTCTGCGCTCCAGCTCCAGTTGTGTCCGTTTCCCAGTTGATGGTTAGGGTATTGTTATCCGTTGTATCCGCATTGTACAAACCAAAACCTTTAGCTCCTCCTGAGCTATCATTGCGGAAAGTCTTAGCTCCATCAACAGTCTGATAACCTATACCAAGTACACCCCTTACTCCTGGAGCAGCATTTGGAATGTTAAAGGTATGGTTACTGCCAGATGAATCTATATTAAAGTCTGATCCAGAAGATCCCGTTCCAAAAGTCTGTGTAGATGCAGTTAAGCCATTCAAGCTGGATATTCCACCACCACCTCCGCCCCCTCCTACAACAGCCTGCCCCTCAATTACAATAACCTTACCAGCAAATCGACCATCTGGGGATTCTGCAACAGTAAATGAGACGTTGCCCGTAAGAGTGTCGACCACAACTTGGCTTGCATTAGTCTCAATAGCGTCAGTACCACTGATTTCATAAAGTACAACTTGGCTCACATTAACTCCAAAACCGTGAGTACCCGCTGTAACAGAAATAGTATACAGACCGCCAGAAGGAGCTCCCCAGTCGGTAGTAGCGTTAAAAGTAGTTACGTAAGGGGGAACAATCGCTGGGATGGCATCGTCAACATATCCTTTTGTTGGTATTACGTTATTGTCTGCCGCTCCAGTTGCTACTGAATCTAAGGATGATGATCCATTAAGAGAGAGAGATAGTGTCCTAAGTAATCCTTTTATTGAAAATGCCATACTCTAATTCCCTAAATTATTCCTAACAGAATTACCTTACCCTCGAATCTCCCCTCTGGATTTTCTGACACCGAGAAAGAAACGTCCTGAGTAGTATCGTCTACTGAAACTGTATCAGGCATCACAATAGATGATGTGCCTGTTATTGTCTCATAAAAAGTTATGCCAGTAACAGTACCAAAACCATGAGTTGCAGCAGGGATTGATATTGTATACAAACCTCCTGAAGCAGAACCCCAATCAGTAGTGGCATTAAAGGTACTAGTGTATTTATGAGTCCTATTATTTATTTGGCCTTGAAACTTGTTATTTAGCGTTTCTTGGGTGTCGGCATTCGCAGCGGCACTGTTTGAGGGGGTAATGGTAGCTTGAGCAAAATCTGTTGTGGTTGCATCAACTCCGTTAGTTACCAGGCCTTTTGCGTCATAAGTAATCTTGGTTTTGGTAGCTCCAGTGATTGCTGAATTTGAAGTAACAACTCTACTACCAGTAATTCTGTAGTTAATACCAAGTCTATCTATTACTAGGTTATCCGTTGCAGCCAGATTACCACCATCGGTAAATTCACTTATCTTTTTATCACCGGACATATCTAACTTGATTTAATTAAGATTTTAGATCCATTTTCTTGTAAGATGTAAAAAACACCATCTTCTCGCAATAGAGAATCGGTTGTTGGAGTTGGATCTGGGTCAATAGACGACGTATTAGTTGTAGTATTAGTCGTCTTAAGTATTATCAGGACATTACTATTGATTGGCATTATCTAACACTAACCTTTACTAAGGTATTTACATCCCCTCCCGTTAGTGTAAATTTTATTGTACCCGTTTTAGCAAGAGAGCCAAAACCGATTCCTCCTGCGGGGTAACTAAACCCAAACTGGGTTGATCCAGTAGGAGAAACTAATTGGGGAACTTCTCCTACAAAATCACTAAACTTACGTGATATTTTCACAGTTGCTCCCGCAGACCATGGCACTGGGGCAAAATCATTTGCTGCGTATTCACAGTAATTTCCGCCACTCTCGTTGATTGAAAACTCGAACTCGGGAGAGGCGGTTGTAAGTGTGAAATCTAAAGGGGTCAATAAAGTGGTCATTCTCTAAATATTAGTTAATAATTTTAAGTAGAAAAGATTCTTTGAAAACATAATCAGTCAAGAGAAATTTACTTCAATCTGACTTAACTCTCCTAAGGTCTGGTACGAGTTGATTAGATTGATTTCCTGACGAGCTAAAATTCTTCTGTTCTTTACCTCAGCAGGATAGGAATTGGGTTCATCCATTTCTCTGTTTGTATACCAATCAGTTGAATACAGATAAGATTTTCTTGGGAAGAGTAGCTTCTCCTTTAATGCCGCAATCTCTTCTTCTAATGTTGGTTTAGCTGGTATTGGTGGGGTTGGTATATTTTCATAAACCCAAGCACCATCAACAAATTTAGTAATTTTACCTTCCTGTAAGTTAGGCTTAATATCAGTCGCATACGCAGGGATTAAGTAAACCTCTTCTATGTCAGCAGGGCTTCTTTTAGCCTCTACCTCATCCAAATATTCCTTAGTTATTGGGTGATAATTAAAAATTACTTTGCTCATAATAATTACTGATATTTAATACAAACCATTACAGCTAGGTTATCTGGTCTAGTTTCAGCAGCAGTCCTCGGAGTACCATTTGCACCATCTGAAACGGGACCGTCTGTATTACTAGTTCCCTGGAAGTTTAACCTAACAAACGCTCCTGAACCTCCTCCAATTAGATTCTGAAGGGTAGTTTCCCCACGACCGTGCAAGTGACCCTGAAATGCATCTTGTTGAGTTGTACCGAAAGTTCTTCCACTATCAATAGAACCTGCGTTAGCCCAACCACGCAGGAATCTACCTCTTGCGTCTGGTAAGTTAAATGTAGTAGATCCATCGCCAGTACCGAAAGTTGTACTAATTACTGCGAATAGAGAGGCATAAGTTGTACGAGAGATAGCAGCTCCGTCACACTCAAGATAATTTGATGGGGCAGTACTTGTTGACCAATGTATCAGAGAGCCAATTGGAAGAATAGAATTAGGCGATTCTATTTCTAATGTCGCTTTCGCAGTTGCTGCGTCAGGATCATTCAACAGAGTTTTGATGTAAGCGCTAATTCCTAATGTAGTCTGTGCTTCCGATTCAGTTGTATCATCAAGTAGCGTCTTCATGTAATTACTAACAGGAGCTAGGTTAATATCTATTAACGATTTAGCCTCTAAGTTGTCTCCCGCACTATTAACGACAATAACATTATCAGCATTCGCAATACTGATCGGTAGTGAGATTTGAGATAGGTTTGATGTAGGTGGTAATAAGACTGATCTATTAAATAACTCCTTATTTTGTTTTGCGATAAGGGTTAATTTATCTAGTGCTGCTTCATGTGAAGCACCTGGGAACTTATCAGTACCTGAATTTATGTAATCCGTCTCTTGTGTATTAGGAACATCAGAGAGTAGGGTTATTTTATGATTCAGGGCTGGGGCTGTTGTGAAGGTAATCGAACCTAATCCATTCGAACCTAGAGTAACTGTGTAATCAACTCCTTGTACTTTTACAGTTTCGACCCCAAGTAGATCCGCTACAATAACTTTGACAGTGTAAATATTTCCTACTTCTCTTAGGACAATGAAGGTGAAGTCGTAATCCGTCTCCGTTCCGTTGCCTACATAATCATTTCTGAGTACTGTGTTTGTAACTGTCATTGCATTAAGGGTGGTTAATCATATTGAGAATAGACGCATTAAATTTACAGGCAACTATTTTCCTAATGTATTGTTCAGGTTCTCTTCCATTTCGTCAAAAGTGCTTCTCAGGTAGAAAAGATTCTGCCCTGGTAAAGACCTACGGAATGCTTTTATATCTGATTCAGAAATATCACCCGTACTAATCGCACCTATAATAGATGAATAATCTTTTATCTGCCCAGCAGTAGGCCCAATAAGGGAATCAACTACGTTCCTTGAGGCATAACGTGTCATTAGTTCTGCATCTATCATTGGATTTATGCCATAAGATCCCCTGGTTACCTTCTCAAGAATATTATTAAATTCCGTTATTACTCCTAAATAACCACTCTTATCAACACCCTCTACTATCCATTTCTTAGGGTCATCTGACAATTTCCTACCTGCCGCAATAGACTTAAGGTAATAAGTCATCATGCCTAAAGACACCGCACTTACAGCACCAATCAAGGCAGCGGCATCTCTTCTTTGTAAAGAAGAAATTAAGATTTGCTGTGTGGTAGCAAAAGTAAAGGATTTAAACTGTCCTAACACTTTCCCAATTTCTGTGTGCATGAATAGAGGGACATCTCCTTTTCCCGCTGTGACGATCGTCCTATCTACGTCAAGGTTCAACGCATTCCTATACAGATTGACAGCTCCCAGATCATCCCATTGCTCAGTATTGGCAACACGGAGTCCATTTTCTTTTGACGCATACTTTTTCAATTGCGCATTTATTCTTTCGGCACCATCTCTACCTATACCTAGAAAGGCCAGATAAGACCTGTCTGGATTCTTAATATTGCCACTAATTAAATTACCAACCTCTTCAATCATTCTCTGTTGAGTTAAGACCGAGGAGAAGCCTTTCATTGTATCGTTCCAAAGTGGCATAAGATTAACCTTAGAGAAAAGTCTAGTTCCATTGTCTAGGTATTTTTCGAAGGTTGATGCACCACTTGTAAGAGGGTCATTCATTTCAGCGAAAGAGGCAATCCTAGATAGGGTAGAGTTCTCAAGAATATTCCCAGCCAACTTAGCTTCTTGTATATTCAGTTTGATTCCATTTAGGTTTGTTGCTAGATTAACAATCCCCTTTGTCCATCTCTTCATACCATGAACTAGAATAGGGTTGGCCATGTCAGGTATTGACGACATTACAACACTCCCCATCTTAGTTAAATAGTTCATCTGCCTAGCTATCCTGAAGCCTCTAGTTATCATCGAATCAGGGTCTCGTGGATTACCGTAGAGGCCTCGGAGACTATCCCTCATTGCACTTATATCCCTTACTACAGATTGTCTCTCCTTATTGATCCTAGAACGATCTACATCTGTCTTTGCAGACGAGGCTAGGGCATCATATTCTGCGTGTATTTCTTTTAGTTGCTTGTCTAATTTTAGATCACCATCAAAAGCTTTGGCTAGCTCAATATCAACAGACATTGACCTTGAGTACCTGTCTAACACTTTTGAAGCATCGCTTTCCAGAAACTGCTCTACGTCCTCGTCCCTCACAAAATCAAGAGTTCTCTCCTTTAAAGGACCTCGTTTTGCAACAACAAAACCCTCGTCACTAACGCTAGCGTAGCGACCATATCCCTTCAGATTTCCCAGAATAGAATCGACTATTTCTCTCACATAATCCTGCTCGTCTATTACTTCAGCAAACTTAGAATTAAATTCAGTTCTCTCATTCTTCAATTTCTCCTCAAGGGAAGCTATTTTAGATCTATCCGCTTTCTCTAACTTCAATCTTTTTAATTGATTCACCAGGGTAGATTCATTCTTAGCGAAGGCTTCCTTTATCTTAGGTAATTCAATATTAAGTAATTTATCAGTAAGTACTTTTCTCAAATCATCTTCCTTTGCTACGACTGTCTCGGTCATCCAGTATCTAGGAAAGTAACTTTGAGCTGTCTTGGATACTCTTTCTTTAAGAACCTTATCCTCTGCTAGTATGTTTACATTCTGTCCGCCTACCTTCAATGGGTCAACAGTAGTTGACCTGTAGACTTTAGCTCCCTCTGTTACTTCAGGAATAACGCTTTCGTCGCCTCTTCTCATTGCTCTTCCTATCTCTCTTTGGAAATCTGTTTGATCCTTTATATTTGTTTCAACACCTTCTTCCTTTACTCTATTTCTAAATTTAATAAAGAGCTTCTCAGTCGTAGGTTTTCCTTTGTAAAAGAAACCAGACCTCCATTGTTTTGCATTATTTTCGACTGATTGGGCGGATTCAATGCCTAGAGTATTCTTTGTTAAATACATTCCACTATTCACCAGCTTCTCTATTGTCCTCTTAGCTGAAGTAGAAGAAGATGCGTATACACGTCTTACTGGATTTAGTCTAGTGATCTTAGCCGCTGTCTTTGCAGTCTTCTCCGTCACCTCACCAACTACTGGTATCTGACTCAGAACCCCTCTAGCTTTTAGAACAGACTCCTCCCCTATTAATGGGGCGAGTCCTTGCATTTTAGCCTCAAATTCTTTGAAAGATATTGGTTTACGACCAGCCTCTAATTCTGTCTTTGTATACTGGTTGTCGTAATATTTCTTTATTGCTTCGAAATCAGTAACAGCAGCCGCACCCCCTGATTTAGGTTGCAAGTCGCCAGATTCTGTAACTACAAAATCATTCTCTTTTCCTTGTAGATCTCCTTCGTATTTCTTTGCAATTCTATTAAATTTCTTTTTAGTAAGGAGTGCAGCCCCTCCTCCAATCACGCCAGATAGCAACGCACCCCCTGCAATATTTATTGCACTCTCCTCAGCAGTTCTAGTCTCCTGTTGGAGTTGTAAAATACCTTCAGATGCTGCGACGGAAACAGCACCCGCACCCGCTGTTTGTAACACACCTTTAACAAGTTTACCTGCACGGAAAGATTTGTAGGCAGTTCCCCCTACAGGAATAAGATTTACAGGGTCTAAAATACCAGCCATAACGCCAAAGAATAGACCTTTGTATCCACTACTTGCTAATACTTCAGTATTTTGCTCTTCTCTATCTATCTTTGATTGTAACTTTCTAGCATCAGCCTCATTCTTCAAATTTAAAAATCTCTCTTCAAAGGGAGCGTATTTTGTATTGGTTATGTCGGTCTTTATGTATTCAGCAATATCAAAATTTGGGTCTTCTATATCTGAAAAAGTCTCGCCATTTACTACTCCAGCAACACCGCTTGCAACAGTATTTTCTCTTTCAAATGCTGCTTGTGCTATTCTTGAGGTAGAATACTCTTCTTGTTTTTCGGGTAGATATGGGGTAAGATAAGGACTTACACCTTCCCCTGGTTTTAGTAGAGATCCACCAAAGCCTCCTGCTAATAGAACTTCAGGTGCTATTGGTGCGGGTTTTGCTCTTAGTATGCCTTCTGCACCTCCTCTCGAACTCCTGGGTTGTGGTATCACAACATCAGTAGTCCCTTTGACTTCAGGTAAGACTGCCGCTCTTGGGATTCCAGGAATATCTACCATTATCTACTACCAGGAAAGAGTGGATTGACCGCAGATAGTTCCAGTTCAGCTTCTTTTATCCGCTCTGTATTTAACTTCTTTAATCTCTCTTTATTCTTCTTATATTCCTTTCTCTGTGTTACATTAGGAGTAAAGACAACAGGTAAATTCTTATCGTCCCTAACTTGGTCGAAGCCACCAAATTCATTCTCTTTTGTGATAAAATAGCTTGGCCTCCCTGTTGATGTAATTGATGACGGTATCGGTTCTAATTGTAGATCTTTAATATTCTTACTTAATCCTGGTTGAGCTTTTGATACGGCCTCAGATAATTGCTCGTTAATCCAAGAAGAATCTTGCCCATAATATCTTTCTGGAGCAAATCTTTGCAATCTACGTCTACCTACATTAGTTACTGACCATTCAGCAGCTATTTTAGCAGTTGCCGCATTTATCGCACCATCTTCACTTGTCTTTCCCGCAACAAGAGCATTCTTAGTTTGCCTCATAAATTCATCCTTGAAGGAATTTGGTATGGCAACCTCACCCTTAAATAGATCAAAACCTGGTTCGTCAGAGATTGTTTTAACTAGATCCTCGTAAGAACTATCTATTTTCTTCTGGTATTCCTTCTGGTTGTAGAGTCCCAATCTAGCTTTAGTGTCTAGATCTCTTACCTTAGCAATACTAGTATCTGCAAATTTTACAACCTCAGATGCAGGAGCTCCAGTGTCAAGGTTGTCAACCAAAGCAGCAACGTAATCAACATCAGAAGAGTTAAACTGATTAGCTAAGGCGGGATTTTTCCTAATCATGTCTACCATCTTTGTTGCGGTAGTAATCTTCTGCTCGGGGTTACCCATGTTAAGTTGACTAGACCAAACCTTTTTCGCCTGTGTTGGTACGATACCAGTCCTTGTTACAAATTGCTCTGCTGCTATATCTGGATTCTGAGAGTTAGACACATACAATTCAAAAGATTTATCGGCAATCTTTCTGTCGTCTGCGCTATGTGGATCTAGGAGAGTTTGACCATTAGCAATACTAACAGAAGTATTGTAATCTTCCCACTCTTTTTGTCTCTTCTCAACCCTAGCTTGAAATCTTTCCTTCTCAGCAAAAATGTCTTTTTGGTCTAAGATACCAGTTCTTAACCCTAAATCTAGAGTTCTCTGTAGGCTTACACCTAAATTATTCAATTGTGCCTGTGATCCCGCCTGTTCGGCGTTTGTAACCGTCTTGTAGATGTCCCCGTATATCTGATTCTTATTATATTCCTTCTTCTTATCCGAGACAATTTTATCAGTAAAAAAATTCAGATCATTTCCAGTTACAGCAGCCTGTCTCTTAATTAGTGTAGATAATTCAGGATCATCAGCAAAAGAAGGTTCTAATTCTTTTAGAAATTTATCTCTCTCTTTTACAAGATTTTCTTTAGCTGCTAGGAATTGCTGTGGATCTGGAGCCATCTCGCTAAGACCAATCTTAGCAGAGTTGTCAAAATCCTCTAATTTGTTCTTATATTCTATTAGACGAGCAGTACGGTAGGCTTCTTGCTCTCTGATCTCTCTATTAATCTCAATCTGTCCTAGTCTCTCTATATTCTGACCGAGACCAGCAAGAGCCTGTGGGATAACTTGCGTTTGTGCTATGTTGGGTTCAGCACTTGGTAACTGAGTTGAAAGACCTACTCTTACTCCTGGACTACCTGGAATCATTACCATAACTACCTCGGGCTTAAATTAGTTGCACCACCTGCCCTGTATTGGCCTGCCACAGAAAATCCCTGACCAGCAGCACCTAGAATACTAGCAAATAAGGCATTTTTACCAGCCTTTTTAACTTGTCTAGCTTGATCTGACAAAGCAGCAGCTTTCGCTCTTCCTGCTTCTAAAATATTCTTTTGTGTTTCCTCTTTGTCTCTTAGCGTCTTATCAATTATACCTAGAGCAGATCCTTCCATCTCACTTCCTGAAGCAGCAATTGCAAGTCTCTGTTCTCCCATTAAGGATTCAAATTGTCTATTAGATTGGATTGCTTCGTATTCAGCAGCTAATCTTTCTAAATCGGCCTGTTGATTAAGAAGGGTGGCTTGACGCTTTGCAGCATTACGGGCTGATACTCCCCCGTAAATCCCCGCTCCTGCACTCAAAGCTGCACCTCCTAGTGCTATTGCTAATGGAAGAGCCATAATTATTAGAAATCGTTTACCGTTACATAGTAAGTCACACTCAAGATAGACATTGGTTGTGGCTCTGTCTGTTTAATCATAATATTCCCAGTCTCTGTCCAGTCCGAATTAGACTCAATCCCTATATCTTCATTAAGAAGAGGAGGGGCAATATTCATAAAATCAACTAAACTTCTGGTCAAAAGATCACTCTCGTCACCTTTTTCATCTACAAGTTTGCCTCCTCTTGTATTCTTCACCTTAACTATTATTCTATCAAATCTTTTCTTCTTACCTTGAGAGGACCCAATAGCGTTGCCTAACCTAGAAACTTCAATAGGCATATTCCTAAAGATGGATTCGTAGGACAAACCAACGTGGATAATAGAACCAGCTTCTCCCAATGTGATAGTTCCACCACCTGTAACTGTCTGAGAAGGAACTGTAGAACCATCTGACATAACCGCAACTTGCGTAGATGGTAAATGAGTTAGGCCACTAACAGTCTTAACTGCGACAGCCCAATCTCCAGAAACAAGGGAGTTAGAAGAAAATGTCTCCAATTTAGTAGCTGTAATTACTGTAGAGCTAGTAAAGCCAGTAATTAACGCACGTCCATATTTCCCGTTAATTTCATGGATCTCTTTGCCGACATCACCAGCGGAAAAGGTCGCTACCCCAGCAGTCATTGTCAAGGTTGTTGTGCCAGTAATAGACAGAGTTGTGGATTTTGTCCCATTGTAGGACAACCCACAATCAACATAAAAAGCATTTACATCGTCTACCTTAAAATTCGTGTCGATCACCTCAATAAATCTCTTCTGTACACCATTGATTGTACGCTTAACAACGAAATAGACTTCATCCCACGTACTCTGAGAGGGGATGACACTTGTATATTCAAAAGATCCTTGAGTAGTGAATCTGCCCCAGGCTGTTACTTCCTGCTCACTCTCGTAAGTAAAGACGGGAGCTTGTCCATCTTCTCGTACAGAGATAATAGTACTAATAGGGTTCTGTTGGTAGCTCATGTCTACTAAACCATCGCCAGTTATGTGATCAGATCTAATGGTTGAATCAACGGCAGTACTCCTATCTGAGCCAGTAGTAAAGGATATCGTCCTTAGCTTCTGTTTACCTCTCTGCAAGTAGAAAGGGGAATTGTCAGCAAAGACGGGCTGCATTGTGTGGCTTCCAAAGCCAATTACTCTTTTAAGCGAAATGTCGCTATTAGAAAGGGCAGCACTATTCGCTGAGTTCCTTGCCCTCCAGATACCTTCACTTGTCCCAATAAATAGAGAATCAGAAGAAAGAAGCCAAGCAATAGCATCATTACTTTGAGCCGCTATTGTCCTGTCGAAAGAAGAGTCAGCTACTGTACCTACTTCGAAATTCTCAAAATCAGCACTCTTGCTAAACCATATCTTCTGCGATGATTCTGCTGTTCCAGCTAGAACTAGTCTTTGTTCGTGGAAGGTGATTGCAGTAGGAAAACCCCTGACATTACTAAATTCACCTTCTGACCAAGTGAAAACGCCAACAGCCTGTAGTGATGCTGGTATATTATCTTTTGCTACTACGGTAACAGTAGTAGAGTTTGTAAAGCCAGTTATCTTAACGTGAGCGTGGTCTGTACCTGATCTAAGCCTCCACAATGCTCCAACATGTCCTGCTTGGAAAGGTGTATGTCCACCAGAGGCTGTCAATGTAAGTGTTGATCCAGTTGTCCAAGGACCCCCAGTCAACGTCATTATATTTGTCGAGACAATATTCTCTGTGGCGTAAGGACCTTTAACAAATTCTACAGGAGCTATTGACCAGTTATCATGCGCCAGACGAATTAGCTTCTGTGGTGCACGCAGTGGGTGAATTAGATAAACGATATCATCTTTCCCAACAAATCTTATGTTAGGCAAATCCGCCTCAGTAAAAACCGTGATTATTTCATAAGGAGTAAGGGGCGGATTGAATACTGGTGCCTGAGAATTAAAGAATCTCATGTAGAGATCACCTAATTCTAAAATGTAAACTTGGGAAGTACTGAATTGGAAAGGGATTATTCTCGTCTTCTTGGTGCTATCTTTTACCTCAGCAACAAATTTAGTCCCCTTTCTTCTATTTAACCAGCCCTGGGGATGTATGTTAAAATTCTCAAGTATTGATGCCCCATTAAGATACGGCTCAAAATCTGTTCTACCAACTAAATTAGGACTAAGCTCACCAGCGTTGAATGTTGTCTGTATGTGGGTTGTCCTAGGCATTTATTACCACGTTAAGGTAATCACCCCCTCTAATTCTAGCATTTGTCCAATTACTAACTTCGATAGGGGTTTCCTTATCATCCTCATTGTTGTAAGCTCGTGCATTAGATAGGACATACAAATACTCCTTCTTTAGAGAGTCTACTAAGTTAGTTTGATTCGTAAGTGCAAATGCTATCTCATAGCCAATTCTTAAAGAAAGAGCATCAATAAAGGTAGGATCGTACGCATTCGGTTCGGTTATCTTAGCAATGTACTTAATCTTCACAGTTTCTTCATCTGTGACTAAATAACCACCTTCTAACCTGTACGCAATATCATTCTCTGTAGAGATAAGCCTCAGGAGAGCGGGGTTGGTAGGGAGAATAAATCTATTCTCGAACCCGTAGACAGGGCTACCAGACGCATCCTTATTCAGGGAGCGTCTAGTAACCGCAAAGTTCCAGGTATGCTCTCTTAAGACTTCAGATAAACAGGCATCATAAACAGCATTACACAGAGTCGCTTGTTTAGATTGGTCCGTGTTGATATCCTTTATTGTATTAGCCCCCAGTTTAATGAGGGCTTTATTACAAATCTCAGTCTTAGAGACCATACCAGTAGATTAGTTTTGTGTGAATTGTACTTTGAAAGCAATAGTACCAGCAGCTGTGCCAATGGTATTGCCTCTCAAGATTAAGTCCAGATCACCTTGAGGATCAACAGTTAGACCTGCCAATTCCCATAAGTACTTTCCAGTGTTAGCAATATCAACCGCTGACATACCATTAACACTGAAAGCGTTACTAGTACCAGTTGCAAGAGAAACTCCGTCAACTAGTGCGTCTGCGTCGATTGTTGCACCTGCTGGGTAAGCAATACCAAGGTCGTAATCAGTACCACCAGTGATTGCATCATTTGCAATCGCGATAGAACTAAGGACGGCGTTGGAAGGAATCCTAGCAACACGGAAAGTTGAGTTGTCGTCATCTCCCGCAGCTACTTCAACCACAGCTAGAACTTGCTGCACTTTCGCACCATTAGTTCTAACATTAGGAAGAGTAGGAGGAACAAGAGCCAACCCAGTTAAGTTTAGTAATTCATTACCATTTACTACTGCCATATTTTACCTATTAGTTTTAGTTAAGATTATTCAAGACAAAGTATTTTAACGATTTTTTCGTCTTCAATACGAGTTGAACCCATAGTCATCTGTAAGTTGATTACAGTTGCGAAGTTGTGAGTTGGGTCTCTGTCAACGATAGTTGTAATATCACTGTTGATTCCAAGTCCAAGAGCTGTTTCAGTGTAAAGAAGAACTTCTCTATTTGATCCAGTCAAAGTCAATTCTTCGCTACGGATGAAGTTGATTCCATTCCAAGAACCAATTACACCTTTATCAAGAACTTGACCAGCAGTGAAGTCTCTATTGATGAATTTAGAGTCTTTCATTAACTCTTCTTCTTGTTCAGCAGAGATTACACAGTAGATCTTTTCCATTGGGTTCACTTTGTTCTTTTTAAGAATTTTGTGACCAGTAAGGATCTTGTCAGAAGTCAATCCAACAGCAGTTCCGCCAGCGTTAGTACCGAAAGAGCCATCAGCAAATACTGTTTGAGCGCCAGTGAAAGAGACAGGAGTTTCTCCGTCTTTTCCATCATAAGCTGTTCCAGTAGCTGCTGCAATAATGATTTCGTCTTTCTTTACTTTAGCTGCCATGATTAAGTTCTTAAGGTAGTCAGCTTGAAGTCCAACGATGTTAGATCTTTCAGTGTCAAAAGAATCGATGTAAACGTTAGCTACAAAAGATTGTGGGCTAAGTTTTCTACGAGAGTGCTTTGGATCAATGAATTCAGTTGGAGAAAATCTTGAAGTCTTTTCGCTTAATTGGAAAGAGCCAAGTTTGTTGAAGAAGAAAGCCTCAGAAGAGATCATTTCTTTCCTAACAGTGTGGTCAAGTAGTGAGTTTTCTTGTTGCACAGCAAGGATAATGCTATCCTTGAACTCTTTTATGTGCATCTGGTTTTGAGTATCAGCCATTTGTTTACCTATTTATTTATTTGGAATTGAATGAATGTGAAAAAAAAGAAAAGAAAGATAAGAAAGGGGTCTTACTCCCATTCGTAAATTGCTCTCCTACAATCTTCAAAGACCAATAAAATAGGCTACCTTTTACTCTATTGAGGACAATTTTCTCTTTGCATTTTAGAAATTACTAGCCTCTTTAGAACCTGTCAAGAGATTCTATAATCTACCAATATTTATTCCAAACTCTCTAGCCACCTCGTCTGAGGAGTATCTCTTGTTGTAAAGTTCTGTTTTCATTCTAGCTTTTTCTCGAGGAGGAATTGCATTATTAGCCTCGAGATCTGCCAGTTTCTGTCTAAAGTTATCAGCGGTGATCTCATCAGGAGCTACACGATTTACTTTTCCGATAACTGGATCACTAATCTTTTCAGCAATCTTGTCCATTATTTTAGTAAGCGCAACCTTGCCGTTAGCGTCGAGATTATCTAGTAAAGAATCATCTTCAGTTCCCGTGAAGAATTGCCACCTTTCGTTTGCTCTGGCCATTCTCTCCTCGAATCTACTGCCCCACTCTTTCTTTAGATCGTCTAGGGCTTTCTGGTGAGATAGTTCTGATTCTTCTTTGGCCTTAGTACTTAGTTCAATCTCTCTTTTTAATACGGAATCGTAAAAGGAAGAGAATTTATCAGGAGCTATTCCTAATTCCAATGCCTTTGCTTTCGCTGAAGCATAAAGGTCTTGATTTAATTCAACGCCTTCGGGTGGTTGATAGGTGTAATCTTCTTCTTTAAAGGTTTTTACGTTCGCTGCATTCTCTTCTTCTATTTCTTTTCTCACTTGCTCCCTTGCTTTACCAAAGAATTTAGTTTTGTGGTAAAGGTCTTTAATTATCTTAGCAGGGTCAGTTGGAATGCTTTTTGATAATCTCTCGAAATCTGGATCGCTCTTTAGATCGTCTCCAAAGTATCTAGAGACATCAAAGGATGTTTCTGTTGTTGATGGTGCAACACTTTCTTGTGCGCTACTGTTACTATTTGTTACAGATTCAGTAACTGCCCCAGAAACTGGGATTACTTCTTCAGTCATTTTGTTTTTTTGTTGTTTAGTTTACTAATAGGCTTTCAATGTAACGGTAAGCCAGTCTCAGACCCTCTCTTAGATGATTGTCTAGGATTGGGTCACCCGTATTCGCAAGAGCATCAGAATTGACACAGAGAGTTGATCTTAGATCGTTGAGAATTAACTTACCATTCTCATGTTCGAGGAAGATGTGTTGGTAGATTTTCTTCTGTTGTTCTAAAGTTATGTTAGGTTTCATGCTTGCCCTGCTTGTTTCAAATCTTTCAGGGTGGCAGCCTGTTGTTGATTATTGTTCATCTCTTGTTGCTGTTGAATTTGTTGCTGTCTTGCAGCTCTAATCTCTTCAACTGTAGCTTTGTCGTTAATCAAATCAGGATCAACTGATAATATTGCTCTCTTCTTCCTTACAACCTCGTCAAAATTAATAACATCAACAACTCCTGGACTTAATTGCGCCGTGTTAGCTACTGTTTGCAGTAAAACATCAATTGAGTTTAATTCTGTCGCTTGTTGAGATTGGTTGATTGGGTTGATGAACAGGATCTTTAGGTCTGGAGCTTGTTTGAGTGCATCAGGTAACTCACCAAAGACAGGATTGGGGAGTAAAGAGTAGCTACTTAATCCATCGCTCAAATCATTCACAGCAAAAGACTTTCTGAAAAGAATATCAAAAGAACGTGTTAGGATTGAGTTTAGATATTCCTCAATGCCTAGGGATAAGGAGGACATGATCCTAAAACCCTCCGCCCTTAGTTCTAGGACCTGGGTTGCAGTTGCGTTTGGGTTGTCGAATATTTTTAACTTATCTAAAAAGAATGTCTCACGTATGCTTTGTTTCTTCTCTTGAATAAGTTCCAAGGTTTGGGGTACATTTCCTACAACACTGACCGCCTCTAAAGCAATTCTTCCACCTGCGCCCATATTCTGTTTGGCTCTATTGAGCGCACCAGGTGAGAGGTCGATCCTATTCTGGAAGTCTTGGTTTACAATTAGAGGTGGTCTTAGTAGTAGTTCAATCGCTTCGTTGCGTTGTCTACTAATGACGTTAAGCTCCCTTGCATCTGGAAGAGCCATCATTGCCCTAGAGGTGCCGTATAATTCACCAGTAGACTTTTCAGACCTACCAACAGCAATTGGGAAGGTGTCGAAGCCTGTCTCTTCTATTATTGATTTATTTTTAACATCTACCCAACAGCCAGCATAAAGAGCGTTTTGCTTGTCGATTTTTGTTGAGTCCCTTTCTGTCCTAGGGTAGATGTGTAATTGTAGATCAAATAACTGATCTGGTCTCGTTTCTGCCGTTCTGGTAATAGTTTCGTGTAAATTTCCCCTATCCTCTCCCCATTTCTGCAACATTTGTCTTGCAGTCATTTGTACCTTGAGGATTAGAGAATCTATTCTACCTTCATCATTCTCGGCGATTAGGTAATCCTTGATTGAAAGAGTGTTAAAAACGAGATCAAAGGATTTGCTTGGCTCAATCATTGTGGCCATGGTCCCGAAAGTAACGTCGTCTTTGTAAGCTTCTAAAAGAGCCTGTTCAAAGCCAGATTGGGGGCTGTAGAGTTTAGCCCAAAGAATATCTGTTGCGTCACTTAACCAGTTAGAAACGTCGTTATCTTCCGCCAATACTTCATCAACCGTTTGTATGTTGAACCATCTAGAGGCTTTATTTGTTAAGATGCCGTTCAGCACGCTTGCTAATGTCTCAACTGCAACGATCGGGTAAGAGTCAAAGATTTTATTAAAAATAGACTTATCGCCAGCCTCTTTCTTTACAATAATATTAGATTTGACTGGTCTGAAATAATCTGAAACTTCTTGAAAGACAGTGAGAAAGTTCTGCTTGTTAGCTTCAAGCGTCTCAGCTCTTTTTAAGAGTTCTGCGACTTTCTTCTCGTTAGACACTATTTCTTTTTCTTTGGTTGAGCTTTCTTAGCTGCAGAATAAGCAATAGCTACCGCCTGCTTTGGTGGTTTGCCGCTCTTAATCTCTTTCTTAATGTTTGCAGCGATTACTTTTTTAGATGATCCTTTTTTTATTGGCATATTAAACCCCTAGCA